AGAAGGAGATTCGGAGGTGCGCCTCTGACTTTCTTTACTTCTGCCGTTATCTAAAGATCGTAAACAAAAAGGCTCAGCTCATATCATTCAAACCGAATGAAGCGCAGAGGCGGCTCATCGATGCGATCAAGCTTAACCCCTGGGTCTTTGACCTCAAGGCTCGTCAGCTAGGCGGCACAACCGGTATCGCGGCGTATGCTTTCTGGCACGCGTTGCTTAGGCCCAACTTCAGGGTTGGTGTTTTGGCCCAGAGCCGTGAGGCCGCTGAGGCCATCTTTGAGATTTACAAACGCTTCTATGCAAACCTCCCTGACTTTCTAAAGTTCCCCACCACCAAGTCTAACGTAAGGGAGCTTCTCTTCTTTCATGGTGGAATGGTTAGGGTCTTCACGGCAAACACACAATCGGCTCGCGGCACAACGTATAACTTCCTCCACTGTTCCGAGTTCAGCTTCTACAAAGATGTGGCCAAGACCATCGAGTCTGCGTTCCAAACGGCCACCCCTGATGCTATTGTCGTCATGGAGACAACGGCCAATGGACTCAATCATGCTTACGATCTTTGGAAAGGTGAGAACGGATATAGCAAAGTCTTTCTCCCGTGGACCGTTGCCGAGGAGTACACGCTCTCGAAACCGCCTACGGACATCAAGAGGAATATACCCAAGAAATGGAAAGACTACGCGGCGGAGCACAAGCTTACCAAGCCCCAGCTTTGGTGGGCCTATCACACGTATCGCACGAAGTGTGGTAGCTCTTGGAACACGTTTCACCAAGAGTACCCGGTCACAGCGGACCTTGCCTTTATCACGTCGGGCGAGCGGTTTTTCGATATCATCTTCCCGCATGCACAAGCCAGCGCTGGTTATAAACGCTACAGCCCACCACAAAAGTTTCGGTGTTACACCATGGGCGTGGACACAGCGAGCGGCTCTCCGTCTGGCGACTACTCTGCGTTCTGCGTTCTCGACGTTACGGACAAGAAAAAGCCCAAGTGCGTCAGCACCTTTTACGCAAAGCTACCACCCAACGAGTTCTCCGTCCGGGTCCTCAAAGAGCTGAGAGAGTACGATGCCCTCTGCGTGGCAGAGTCTAACTCCTATGGGCTAAGTGTTATCGAGTACTTGGTGGGCCAAGGGTACGCAAATCACTACAGGCGAACCAAGTTCGACAAGGTCGTCAACAGGTGGAGGGAAGACATAGGTTTCGCAACCTCCGTGTCTACTCGTCCTGTGCTTATCAACAGACTCAGGAAGTTCATTGGTGATCAGTCTTTGGTTATTAACGATGAGCGAATGAAGTTTGAAATGAACACGTTCATCTACAACTCCAAAGGTAAAGCCACGGCAGACTCCGGCAAGCACGATGATATGATCTTCGCATGGGGCTTAGCCCTTGCAGGCCTTGAACAGGTTGAGGCTTTGGCCGAAGAAAAGGCTGCCAAAAAGCCGCAAGGGATTAGGGAAATCTTAGAGTATGAGATGACCACTGGTCGTTTGTACAGCAACACTTGGGGTAGGGATGATAGCCAAACACTTGATTTCTTATCTGAAATAGACGAAACAATACGTAAGTATTCACCTCGCCACGGTCCTGGCGTTAAATAGGAGTTAGGTTATGGGTTTCTTATCGGATGAACAGTACGAGCAAATCTCAGAAAGATTGCAAAGTGATCAGCCGCAGGAGCCCCCGTCTGAACCAGTTCCAGACGTAAACGTAGAAGTGGCAGCCTCTTCTGAGGTTGAAGAGAAGCCCGAGGAGCAGGCTCAGCCAGAAGCTGAGCAGGCGACAGAGGCGACAGCTAGTGAGGGTGCAGCCAAGGCTGAGGCATCGGATGACGGTATGTCCGATGATGATGCTACGGTTCCGGGCCACCGCGTCCCGTACAAGCGGTTCCAAAGTGTCGTCAAAGCACGCAATGAATATCGTGAAGAGAACGACTCGCTACGCAGCTCGATTGAGCAGCAGAAGCAACAGATGGAGGAGCTTCGTCAGCAGATGATGACCCTCCGCACTCCGCCCCCACAAGCTGAGAGCCAAGAGCAGGAGTACTCAGACTCTGACCTTGACGAACTGTTGTCGGAAGACAATGACTTTCCTGATCACATCCGAATGGAACTTCAGGCGCTTCAAGACAGAATCTATCAGCAAGAGCAGAACTATGAGATGCAAGCGCTGGAGTCAGAGATTTCAGCAGCCTCTCAGGAGTACTCAAGTTTGGACGCACAAGAGCTGCGTCAGGTTCTACTTCATGCCGTAGCCCGTGACCCTTCGATCGACGTGATGAAGACGGCGGAGCAATATAACACATGGAAGTCCAGCATTGAGGAGTCAGCCATTGCTAAATACTTGGAAAGCAATCCAGGCGCATCTGTGGCCGAAGCTCAAGAGCAGACATCCAAGGGTACACCTCCTCGACCAAAGTCAGCAGGGAGTGGCTCAGCAAGTATTGCAAAGGCTAAGCAGCGCGGCGGTTACAAGACTTTGCGGGAGGGCTCTGACGCATTATGGGATGCTGTCAGAAAAGGCGAAATCAATCTCTTCGGCTAACAGGAGTTAGACAATGGCTATTGCCAATTACGGAACAGTCGCATCGGCAGGATCGATCAGCGACATCCTAAAAGATTTTTACATTGGACCCCTTCAAGAGCAGCTCAACAACGAGGTCATGTGCCTTGAGATGTTCGAGAAGGCTAAAGTTTCATGGGCAGGTCGTCAGGCTATCGTTCCCATTCACGTTTCGCGAAACACGGGCGTTGGTTACGCAACTGAAGCAACCGCTGGCGGCACAAACCTGCCTACTGCTGGCACACAGGGTGTGGCGCGGTTGAGCGTTGAGGCGAGCTACCTCTACGGGCGTATGGCAGTTACGGGCCAGGCTGTCGCCGCTGCAAAGCAGGGCGGCACGGCGTCGTTTATCGGCACTCTCGATCTTGAGATGGAGAACCTCAAGAGTGACATCCGTGATCGCGCCAACGAGGCATGCGTTACGGGTGGCCGTGTCATTGGGTTCACCTGTCAGTCATCAGCTTTGGCGCACAACGCTTCTGTCACCATCAAGGTTGATGGAAACCTCAAGAAGCTTGGCAGCCTTGCACACGGTGGCGATACGGTTGACCTAGAGTTCTTGATTGCGGGCTCTGAAGAGCTTGGTGTAACTAACGGGTACCGATACATTAACGAGACGATTGGCGACTCCTCCACGTCGTTCCTCCGCGTTACTGCTATCGACCCGGTTGCAGGGACTGTTACAGGTACGGTAGAGACCGGCAACATTTCCTTTAACCTTGTTCCAGCAGGCATCGCCGCTACGGTTCGTCTTAAGGCATTTGTTGACGATGACACTCGATACTCTCCAGACAAGGAGCCCGTGGGCATCCTCGGTAACCTGTTCGACCCACATCACTTTGGTGTTGGGCGTCAGTCTACTGTGTCCGGTGACGAGACCACATTGCAGACTTTCTGCCTCAAGGCAGATGATGACTCTTCGGGTGATGCCCGAGAGGCTCTTACCCTGAAAAGGATGCAGACCGTCATTGATGGCATCGCATCTGTTTCTGGCCTTGAGCCCGACTTGATTTTGTGCAATTCCGCAATGCGGTCAGCCTACATCGATCTGCTCAATGGCAACGTCAATGCAATGTCGTTTGATCCCAAAAGCGCCGCAACTACTGTTGACGGCGGCGTGACTGGAATCAGCTTTGCTGGCAAGCCAATCCGCACCTCGCGACACGTACCACCCGGAATGTTTATCTTCCTCAACACCAGCACATTCAAGCTGGCGATCCTTGAGGATGGTAAGTTTGCGGATATGGACGGAAATGTTCTTTCGCGAGTTACTGGAGCAGACGCCTTCGAGGGCTTCTACAAGTGGTACTACAACCACTACTGCTACCGGCCCAATGCAAACGGTGTTCTCGCCGGAGTCATTGGCGGAAATCAGACCTCCTAGTGTGGGTTTTGTTCGACATCACCTTCGTACTCCTCGGACTCGGAGGTGGTGTCGTTTTCTATCAGCTCAGCAGGTATTTATCTGTTGCGCGTAAGATTAAGGAGGAGGAGCTTCGGCTTCTCCTCCCTTCTATTGACGAGGACAGCAGTCCTAGTGAAATAATAGAGTCCATCTACAGGGCTACTGGTGGTGATTGATGGCTGATTTCCCACAGGACATTGGAACGCGCATCGCCAG